GGGCGATTTGGGATTTGCTGAACTGTATTCAGCTTGTGCATTGTGCGCAACTGTTTATTGTTCATCATATTTCATTTAGTATCCTACTTAAAGCATTGTGCTTTCTGTAGTATATATTTTTAGTAATGTTTCTCGGTATCTAATAACCGTGTAGATATAGTGATTCATAGCACTATAGGTAATGTTTAAAGATGATGGAGCAATGAAATGATTGATCAAATATAGATATACCGGCGGTTTTAAGCCGGATATAGGATCTGTTAGGAGTTGTTAATGCCAGTAATTAAGTGTTTTATGTAATTTTGGTTAGTAAAGCAAGTAAAAGTTAATATAGATATTTTCGTGTGAGGATTTGCCTTTCCGTAAGGAGACGGGCCTATTATTCCCCTTTAGAATCTATCTATTGTCGTCCAATCTAATACTAAGATATGGCGTTATCCGCATTAATAATGAATGCAGTTTGGAGACGTAATTCACTATATGTGATTCGAAGCTATTGGGAGCGATCCCTGTGGTTCTGTACTGCAACCAGGTACAATCTCAGTAACGTGAGATGTTGGGTACCACTATACAGCGTTTACTGTCGTACACAAGCCAGAGCAACTTGTGTGTAGCAGTAGCGTATTAGCAAGATAATGTATATTGTAGTATTTGACATGATTTTTGATTGTTAGTGTGTGGAGGATACTCGTCGTAAAGATGTATCGAATGTCCAGAATATAATTTATTTTAAAAAATGAATAGTGATTTAACCGAGGAAAGGACCATACAAAACGTTACAGCAGGACAACGAAATAGGAGCGCCACTCCTATTTCAGATATGAAAGAACAAATAATTCGGATGATATGTGCTGGGTCAGCAGCTTTATTGACCGATGAAGATGTTATTGTTTTAAATACTTTGTATAGAAATGTTGATCATTACTATATTGACATCGGCATGCAAGTTTATGCTGATGATATATTATTTGTATTAATCAATATTTATATACAACCAGCGCGTATTTATCGAGGTCGTGATAGCCATAAGATTATTAATATAATATTTTTGTTTATCACTGAGGAGGGCCAGTGGAGGACTGTTACAGTAATACATGAAGTATTAGATGTATTGTATTACTTTATACGTAGAAATCCTGTTCATCCAGATGAGCAGTTGTCTATTGTAGGAATGGACTTTGATGGTTTTCTCCAATCGCAAGGTATTGAGCAGATTGGTGAAGGTATTAATATGATAACTTCTATACCTGCTGTTGTAGAAAAGTGCAACCATGATGTTAAGGTTTTGGGAGAAGCTCTGGTTAGAATGACGACTCAAGTTAGTGCCGACATCGAACGTATAAAATCTTCGATAGAAACAATTAAGGGAAAAGATGTGAATTGCACTTTATTTGATGTTATTGTTTCACGTCTTGAGGATTTGGTTATGCTAGCTGTGGGTTTAACTTCAGCTACTAATACACAAACTGTTATTATATTGGTTGTTCAATATTTTAAAACTTTTTTGAAAGGATCTGCTGTTTGTCGTATAGTTGATTTGATGACCAGTTTGTGTTCTTCCATTAGAGCTTTATTTTCTAATGATGATAGTGAGCTTAAGGAGCAATCGATTGATTGCGAGGCTCCTATATCATGGTTGAGATATTTGAATAAGACATGGAGTAAAATTTCTAACTCTGATTTAATAGCCAATATTTCTAATATTATTACCATTTTGGGTACATTTATTTTTTCAGAGGATCCTGAGTTTGTCACCAAGTCCAATTTCTTTGGGTTGTTTAAAGCTAAGGTATGGGACAACACGAAGAGTTCGAAGAATTTGATAGAATTGTTTTTAAATACTGTCACTTTCTTTGTTGAGAGAGGAGTTCAGGTTCTTAAAACTGGAAATATAGGTATGATATGGTATTCCGATGATGAATGGTATAATATAGAAAAGGAGTATGAGAAGATCTTGAGCTGGTCACGTATAGCTACCACTTCCTATTTTGATGATATAGCAGATAGAAGTGAGCGTATTTTTTCAGGTCCTGAGGACTATACTAATCGGCTTTCGGAGTTGCGTGATAAGTTGGAGCAGTATCTTAAGGTTGAGAAGAATGAGCGTAATAGAGCATTGATATCTAATATGTTGTTTAAGTTAGCCAATGTTCATGTTACGTTGCGTACCAAACGAAAGACTGTTTCTTATAAAGAAGCTCCTTTTTGCATTCTGATATATGGTGATACAGCCATTGGAAAGTCTTTGTTAATGAATGCGACTGCTTCGGCAGTGGCTGGAGCAAATGATTTTCCTTTAGGTCAAAAACATGTTGTATCAATTAATGAATCTGATAAATATGATTCTGAATATGATATGAATGTTCATCATACAGTGTTTATTGATGATATAATGAATACTAGAGCAGAATGGTATCAGAATCCGCCTACGGATAGATTGTTACGAATTAAGAACAATCAGCCTCAGACAGTCATTAAGCCGGATGTAGAATCTAAAGGTCAAATGATCTGGAATGCTAAGTTGTTGATAATGAGTACTAACGTTAAGGATCTAAAGGCAGGGTGTTTTTCTAATGTTGCTGTGTCTTTGTTGAGAAGAGTTGACATGTATGTCACTGCTAGGCTCAAGAAAGATTATAAGGATGAATGTGGCCTATTTGTGAATAGGACCAATAGATCAATACCCGATGCATGGGAGTTTTGTGTAGAAAAGTTGATTGTTACAGGACCTGATTCTTTTCATTTTACTCAGATAGCGTTGTTTGACAAAACGTCTGATTATTTGGCTTTTGTAGCGAAAAATTCAGTCGAATATTTTATTAAGCAACGTAATATGGTAAGAGATGTTGAAGATATCTTCTCTACTGGCTTGTGTAAACATTTTTTCGCTGCTCGCGATTGTGAGATATGTGAAGCAGGGAAGATTGTGAAGTTGTCGCGAGACACTATGGGCCAAGAAGATGATAATGTTTCAGTATCTACTGAGTATCTTAATCGGGAAGCCAGAAAAGTTACTTTTAAGGAGGAAAGACAAAAGAAGCGAATGCAGAAGCAAGCATTGGATGATCCCACATGTGTTTCGGCCCCAGCAAAGATTTCTAATGAGAAAGAGAGTGTACGCGATGAGGATTTCATTAGTCTCATCACTGAGAAAACTCCAAAGACAGTTAGAGCAGCTGATGATAGGAGTTATCTCTCATATGTTAGTGATATGGAAGCTGAGGATATGAGGGAAGTACCATGTGCCGTGAATTTGTTTCCAAATTATTATGGGAAATCTGTACATATAGGTAAATTTATAGACACGGGTCATGGTCGTGTAGTAGCAGCTGATTGGAGTATAGGTTCTTCTATTTTTAGATATTTAGAGACTGGTGATATGTGGAATTCTTTTAGTCTCAAAACAAAGTTGGAGACATTTTGGGATGTTGCAAGGAATGCTGTTGGAGCATATGTTATTGTTGAACGCACTTGGGCAACCATATGTTGGGCTCTTAAAACTGTCTTTGGGAAGTTTGTCTCTCAAGCTATTGAAGTGCGAGAGCCAACTAAGATAGAAGGAGAGAAAACTAATCCATGGACAGCACGCAAGATGATGCGCTCTGAATTAGTTTTAAAACCGACTAAAGAGAGCGCATCTACAACACCTCAAGACTTGTCTAGGAGAGTAGGAATAGCTTTAGCGTGTTGCAAATTAACTTTCGCTGAAAGGCGAATAGTTTGCAACGCTTTGCCATTAAAAGGCAGGTATTGGCTATTTCCCGCTCACTCCATTATGCGAGCGTTTGAGTTTGGCGATAGCTTTGAGCTAACTATCACTAATACATCTCAAGGTTATATCGGATTTGAAGTGTCAGAGTTAGTTAGTATCAGTAATGTTCAATATATTGATAATAAAGATTTGGCTGTAGTCAAGCTTATAAGTGCTTGTCCACAGCGGGGATTTATGAGATATTTTCTTGAACAGGATATAAACACTTCTGAGAGCTTCTTTGGTGAGATGATTTATAGGCCCCGTAAGGATTGGTTCAATGTAGATAATCGAGCGCGAGAGGCCTCTATTCAGCTTATGGAGACAAGTCTTGATCATAATAAAGTATATAGAACTATTGTGAAGATGGAGCCGCGCAGAATTCATTCTGTAGGCGATCTGTCTTATTCTGGTTTTAAATATACTGCGCCTTTTGATACTTTTAGTGGACTATGTGGAGCGGTATGTGTTGTTCAAGCAAGAGGTGCTGCCATTTGTGGTGTTCATCTAGCAGGAGAGGGCACTATAGGTGTTTTCGCATCACTTTTGTTAAGTGATATAGAAAATGCTCTTGTTAAATTTGAATCTGTAGATATTTGTGATACTGGATTCAATAGAGAGGCTTATGGTTACTCTTATGATCAGCCTGGTTTGAGAAAAGAAGGCGAGATTAGTAGTGATATAAGCCCTAAACATAGTATGCTTTATATGGATGCAGCAAAACCTGTGGCAGCAATAGTTTATGGTCCACATGTAAAGGGAACAAGGACATTGAGATCAGCAGTGCGAAAGTCGCCTATTAGTGATGCTGTTGAGCGAGTGATAGGCTTGAAGAGGATTCATGGACCGCCAAAGAATTTGACTAATTGGCGTCCCTTTCAAGAGGCTGCACAGTTTATGATGGAACCGCCTTATAAATTTGAGCCGCGGTTCCTTGAGAGTGCTGTGCGATCGCTTACTTCACACCATATTGCTGCGCTTGATAATCATGATTTGGTGGATCATGTGCATTTTGTTTCTATGGACGTAGCAGTTCATGGAAGGGAGGGGATGACTGGATTGGATCGAATAGATTTATCTACGTCTGCCGGCCATCCTTTAGATAAATCTAAAAAGACACTTTTAGATTTAGATAAATGTGAGATAGATGCATATGGAGTTATTAAAAAGATTGTTTTTGTACCGCAAGTGGAGCAAAATGTCAATACGATGTTGGAGGAGGCAAAAAATGGTGAGAGATTTAGTGTCTTTTTCCGCGCCAATTTAAAAGATGAACCAACAAAATTTGAGAAGGAGACCGTTAGATTATTCGCTGGTTGTCCTATCGATTTTTTGATTGTGTGTAAGATGGCGCTCAGTGGTCTCAATCGTGTAATGCAATTGCATTGGGACCATTTTGAGTGCTGTGTTGGCGTTGATAATTACTCAACTGATTGGACTCGTCTTTATAATTCCTTTTTTCAGAAAGGATGTGAGAATAGATTCTTTTCTGGTGATTATAAACATTGGGATAAGACCATGGCACCTACGTTGTTGGATGCAGCTTCGCGAGTCATATTGAACATGTGTAAACATTGTGGATATTCATATGATGAATTATTAGTTGTTCAAGCAATCATGACGGAGTTAATATACCCTAGATATGAATGGGATGGAATGTATATTCAATTTTTATCTTCCATGCCGTCAGGAGTGTTTATCACTGTTATGATGAGCAATATAGCTAACTCACTTTTGTTTAGATATACTTTCGCGAAATCATGTGATGATG